TCCAACGACTCACCGAGATCGGCAACGGAATCGGCTCATTTCTCGATCAAGCAGTAAGCGTAAAGCAATATGACAGTATCTTGTCAGCCACAAGCTGGACGCTGAGCAACATCACGACCTATAAGGCCGAGGGTGAAGCAGCGTTAGCCTATCGCGACTCCATCTGGAGCTTGTTTTACAACATGGTTCAGGCTGTCCAAGCGGGTACTCAAGCTGTACCAACAGTGGGCGAGTTCTTTGCATCCCTGCCACCGCTCTGGCCTATCAACAACGGCAACGAAACAGCTAACGGAACAGCTAACGGGCCAATCTAATGACGTTCAGCACTGCCGCCAAGAACTTTGTCGTGTTGATCACAGTTGCAATCGTGCTGCTGATTGTCGATCTGGTCAAGTGGCAAAGCGGCGGAGTGACATGGTCGGAAAGTATCTGGGAAGTCAACCAGCACTCTCTAGGCTTTGCACTCGGCATTGGAGTCGTTTTAGGCCACTGTTTCACCGTTCCAAGAGGACTCAGCAAATGACTGGTAGAGAATTTCTTGACTGGATGATAGGCAGACAGAAGCCATCGCCTGAAGAAATGGCAAAACGAGCTGCACGGCAAAATGCAATCGAGCGATATAACTTGGACTCCAAGCGGCACGCCCAATTAATCACTCAGCTCGTCAATGCCCCTGCTCCAGTGTTTCAAAACTATCTTGACGACCCAAATTACAAGTGGAACCCATCGGTCATCCCAGTGCCACCCAAACCGAGGCCAATCTAATGCCAGAGCCAGTCGTCAACTACACTTACGCAGCACGATTAGAACGAATCATCGACGGTGATACGGCTGTCCTGCTAATCGACCTCGGCTTTGACGTTGCGACTACTCAGCATGTGAGATTTAAGGGCTATAACGCTCCTGAAATGCACAAAGCTCACGTAGCAGACGGCATACGAGCAAAAGCTGAACTGGAATCGCTTCTGGCTGGCAAACAACTGGTGATCACAACGACTCAAGACTTCCAGCAGACCTTTGCCAGATACTTGGCTGATGTTTATGTGATCCACCAGACAGGGATTGAGTCGGTATCAGAACATATGATTCAGGCTGGTTTCAACGTACCACAAGGGAACTGATATGCAACCGAACTGGATTGGCCAAATCAACTCGATGCAAGCCAGAGCGATCATCATCCGCATGGCTCTGGTAGGTGCGGTTTCCGCACTGGGAGTGCTTAGTCAAAACCTTGACTCCATCGTTGCAACGACCAGCCCCTTAGGCATGGCTTTGGCGTTTGGGATTGCCCAGGCGATCTACTACCTGAATTCTGGCCAAACGCCACCAGCTCCAAAGGGTTGATCTAAATGCGAATCGAGGAAATTGTGAATCCAGATTATGGATGGATCGTTCCTGTGGCTCAAATCGTCACAGATAAAGCGGTTCAAGGCAGTTCTGTCGATCCGTCAATTCCGCAAACCATGTACGCATTGGCCGCAATCATCTACGCAATCGCAGCTTATCGTAGGTCTTTAAGAGACCCAAAAAAGTGAGCAGTCTCCCCGCCTACCGTCTCACCGTCGTGAGGACAGGCGAGACGGTTACCATTTTGCTGGTGTCAGCAAAATGGTTGACAAATGTTCCCGAAATCTGTTTCGGGAACATACCCTAAACCCAAGAGAGGTAAGGTGATCTTTGTTCGCAGAGTTCATGATCTACGCAGCTCAATCCTGTCAGTCCGGCCAGTGTCCAAAGCAGACAGTGACCACAACGACCACCAAAACCGTGGCCGTCACAGAATCGCCAAAAACGGCCCCTGTGATCTTCTTCGCCCCTGAACGGCCAAAGAGACGACTGGCACTACCACGGCTCTTCCAAGAGCCAAAAGTGTTCATCTGTGTGAATGGTGCGTGCAAATGATCAGCAAGATCATTATCCGATTGCTGACACCGATCATCGTTGAGGTCATCCGCGAGATGCTCTCCAGGCTGGCCAACGGTGAGCTGGTGAGCATCGACGAATCCAGCGTCAAGTTGGCCATGAATCAGCGTGAAGACTCGATTCAGGCACAGCTCAAATCTGTTCAATGGGAGGTTGGCCTGTGATCGGACTTCTGATCGCAGTTCTGCTTGCTCAACAACCTGTTCCCTCGACTCTGGTTCCCCCAGCAGTCGAGGAACGGGTGGTGTTTAGTCATGGTGGATTTACCTACTTTGTGGGCAAGTCCAGTGGAAGCGTTATCGCCATAGAACAGGGTGGTGTTCGACCAGTTCCGCCACCAGTTCCAGACGAGGACGAAAAGCCTCAGCCGGTGGCTGGCATCAAGTGGTTTTCGGTTGTTGTGGATGAATCCAAACCGGAGCAGCAAGCATGGCGTACCGATCCAGAGATCCGCAAGTTACTGGAAAGTCGTGGGATTCAGTACAGATCGTACATCGCAGGGGAAGTGGACATAGATCGACTAGGGTTTCAAACCACCGTTGGGCAGATCGGTTTACCGGCCGTAATCTTACAGGATCAAAACGGAAAAATCGTCAAGTCTACGAGTCCCAAGACCAAGGATGACATCTTGAAGCTCGTGGAGGTGATCAAGTGATTGAACTTCAGTCGTGGGTCACTCCAGACGGCGAAACGAGATACTTGGGCAACCATGAATCCACTCTCAAGCTCGCCACGGGCAAGCAACTTCCCGACATTCCCGAAAGTGAGTGGCGAGAATTTGACCTGAGAACAGACGAAAAGTATCCGGTCAAGATTAAAGACCAGAACGGCAAAGGGGCGTGCAATGGCCATGCAGCGGCATCCAGCTTGGAAATCGGTCGTTACATTGCTGGTGCTCCTTATGTCGCTCTCAGCCCTTGGCTTGTGTATGCTGACCTCTGCAATGGTTGGGATGTTGGATCTAATATTGCAGCGGCTCTCGTCTACCTTGAAAACAAGGGTACATGCACTGAATCTCTCGTGCAATATGGCGTTATTAATCCTTCAAAGATCTCTGCAACCGCCAGAAACGATGCCAAACGATTTAAGATCGAAATCGGATATCGGCTGAACACGTTTCGTGACCTGTGCATTGCATCACAATTGCGAATGCCATTTAACTTCTCAGTCCCAGTGAATTCCGGTTTTAACACGCTCGATAAATACGACCGACCACAGAACCGCTCAGGAACGCACAACCACGCTGTCACGGGCGGTGTGTTTATGAAACGGTTGCCAAACGGTGAGTGGGTGATTGGAATGCCGAACTCATGGGGAGTGAGCTGGGGCCGTCAGGGTTATTGCTCTATTGGCGAACGGAACGTTCAGGGCAATGGCTGGGATGCTTATTGTGTCGCGGCTACCGTGAATGACCCAAACAATTTACCTCCAGTGCTTGCATAAATCGCACATTGAAACGCAAAACACCTAAGAGCAGGCTCAATGCCATGCCAACCGGCACGGAGTTGGAGCGTATTGCCCGCCGGATCCTCACGGAGCTGGGCAACAACGTGGCAAAACCGTGGCTCGCGATTTACGACAGGAAAAAGGAAGCCGATCCTTTTACGGCTCCTATTGATATGGCCGCCCAATTTATCCCAGTGATTGAGGCATGGATTGACGAATCTGGCCGGTCGTTTCTGGTGTCTCTTGGCCAACAGGATGCGGATCAATGGTTGGTTCGTGCACCAGAAGTGATTGAGGCCGCACGCAATGCCACGCTGGATCTCTGCCAAGAGACAATCGAGCAGTTCACTCAGGATACGCTCAGGACTTTGGAAGGTATGCGGGCTGATATCGCAGCATCTATTGAGGCGGGCGAAACGGCTGGAGAATTAACCAACCGAATCAGCACATGGATCAAGGACAACGCTCGATGGCGAGCACGGCGCATTGCAATCACCGAATCAGCCAGGGCGTATAACACAGGCCTGACAAGTGCTGCTGAGGGGCTGGACTTTATCACCGGTTGGGAACTGCTGCTGTCCGGTGATGCCTGCCCGATGTGTCAAATGATATTCAGGTTATGTCCGGTCATTCCCAAGGGCGGAACCTTTGGCACGAACGGTAAGAATAAGACATACAAAGACCTTAAATTTCCACCATTTCACCCTGGTTGCCGGTGTTCTCTCTTGGAAGTCTTTGAAGACGAGATGCCCAAGGGATTAAAACCACCTGTCAGACCGGGTGAGAACGGATACCTACAGCCTTCAGACATCGACTTTGCTGCGGCTGAAGAGGCTGGATATCAATCGGTTGCAGTTGGGAACGCCAAATCATTTACAAAAACAGGCCGGATATTGGAGGCTGATGATGATCACTAAATCGACTGATTCCGGCATCACAAAAAGCGATACAGGCGGATTTGTGGGCTATGCTGCCCGCTTCCTGAACATCGACCGCCAAGGCGATATCATTTTGCCGGGCGCATTCCAGAAGTCAATTCAAGACTTTATGGACTCAGGTGGCTTGGTCCTGTCTGACCACGAAAACAAAACATCCGCCGTGATCGGCACGCTGAATGATGCGACCGAAGACCGATCTGGTTTAAAAGTGGATGTCACATTTTCCGCCACAAAAGCCGGTCAGGATATCCGCACTTTGCTCCGCGAAAAAGCGGTTCGCAAGATGTCGATTTCATTTCTGGCAAGACAACCGGAACGATTGAGCAAAAAGCAAGTCTCAGAACTTTGGGACCGGTATGGATACAAACCAAACGCAAGTCAAATCAGGCTCTCTGAAAAGGGTGCAAACCTGATCAAAGAAGTATCGGAGATTATTGAAGTCTCAGTGGTGCCGATCCCGGCCAACTCAGACGCCTCGATTATCAGTGTCAAAGCACACTCCGACGATGAAACACCGACCCCGGTGGTGGATGCCAAGCACCTGGCGAAATTGTTTCGCCAGGCGGAATTGGCTGATTCGATATTGACCGCCGCCAAGCGGTAAACGAAAGGTTCTTAAGATGAGTATTGCAAACGAAATCCGCTCTGCGGCATCCATTGCCGAAGACCGCATCGCACTCGCTTCCAGCGTGATTGCCCTGCGTGATGAAATTCTTGCGGCTCCGGACGATGTTCGCGCCGAAAAGTCTGCCGACCTGCAAGCCGCCAACGATCGGCTTGAAGCCTGTGACAAGGAATACTATCTGGTCAAGGCTGTTGAAAACGCCAACGCGATGATCGAAAGCCTGTCGGCCAAGCCACAGCGCCCACAGCAAACCTACAAAGCTGCCACAATCGACCGTCGCAGTGGCCAGGTGATTGACGGTGGCGACCTTGCCAGCCTGACAGACGCTGAAGCCGTTTCGTCTCGCGACTATAGCAAGGCGTTTGAAGGGCTTCTGGAAGCCCGTGGTAACGTCGATCGCGTGACGAGCCGCAATCATCGCGACATGCTCGAAAGATACGGTAAAGGTGGTGACAGAAACCTTGGCTGGAATGAATTCTTCATTCCGTTCTCGAAAGCCATGACGCTGGCTTCATCCACCAACGGATCCAATGCTGTTGCTCCTGACTTCAGATTTGACTTGATCACGCAACGCTCGGTCACGCCGAAGGCATTGCAACTCTGTCGCGTTATCACAACAAATGTCTCTCAGGTGACATTTCCGAAGAAT